TCTCTGTTGAAAGAGATTATGTAGAACAACTACCAACTATCGCTGAAGAGTTTGAAGATAGTGATACTGTTGTTGTTGTACAAGATAGTAGAACTGGCTGGGCAAAATCTTTGAGAGAATTACTTGGCATGTTGTATGGTGGTCAAGTTCCAAAGATAGATGTAACAAGAGTAAGACCTGCAGGTGCTAGACTTAAAACATTTGGTGGTCGTGCAAGTGGTCCACAACCTCTTGTAGATTTGTTTGACTTTGCAATCACCACATTTAAAAACGCTTCTGGTAGAAAGCTTGACGCTCTTGAATGTCATGATTTAGTTTGTAAGATTGGAGAAGTTGTTGTTGTAGGTGGTGTTCGTAGGTCAGCTTTGATATCACTTAGTAACATACAAGATGATAGACTTCGTAATGCTAAGAGTGGTTCTTGGTGGTTAGATAATGGACAAAGAGCACTAGCTAATAACTCTGCTTGTTATGCCAGACGACCAGACATGGCTTTATTTATGTCTGAATGGAAAGCTTTATACGATAGTAAGTCTGGTGAAAGAGGTATCTTTAATAGACAAGCAGCGATTAATAAAGCTAAAGAGAATGGCAGAAGAGATAGTGAACATGAGTTTGGTACTAATCCTTGTTCAGAGATTATCTTAAGACCTTATCAGTTTTGTAATCTTACAGAAGTAGTTGTTCGTGCTACAGATAATAAATTACAGTTAAAAGAAAAAGTAAGACTTGCTACTATACTTGGTACATTTCAATCTACACTTACTGATTTTAAATACATTCGTAAGATATGGAAACAAAATACAGAAGATGAAAGACTACTTGGTGTGTCCCTTACTGGTATCATGGATAGTAAACTTACTAACAATCCAGACAAAGGATTTTTAGCTGACTTAAAACAAGTTGCTGTAAATACTAACAAAGAGTTTGCTAAACGATTAAAGATAAATCAATCTACTGCTATTACTTGTGTAAAGCCTAGTGGTACAGTAAGTCAATTAGTTGATAGTGCTTCTGGTATTCATACTAGACACAATCCTTACTACATAAGAACAGTTAGATGTGATAAGAAAGACCCACTAACTCAACTTATGATAGACCAAGGAGTTCCTAACGAACCAGACATAACTAAACCAGATTCAGTTACGGTGTTTTCTTTTCCTACTGCATCTCCCCCAGGTTCAGTAACACGAAATGATATGTCAGCTATACAACAATTAGAGTTGTGGTTAGAGTATCAAAGAGAATGGTGTGAGCATAAACCTTCTGTTACAGTAAGTGTTAAAGAAGATGAGTGGATGGAAGTAGGTTCTTGGGTATACAAATACTTTGATGAAGTGTCTGGTATTAGTTTCTTACCTTATACCGACCACATATATAAACAAGCTCCTTATCAAGATGTAGAAAGAAAAGAATATCTTGAGTTAAAAAAAGATATGCCATCTACTATAGATTTTGGTAAGCTTGTTGATTATGAATCAGAAGATAATACTACAGGTTCTCAAGAACTTGCATGTACTGGTGGTGTTTGTGAGTTAGTTGATGTCACTGCACCACAGGAGGATTAAGATGACAAAGAAAAAGAAAGAAGGAGTTATCGCTAGTTATAGTGTTATAGTTAATACTGATGGACAGTTGATATCAGAAGTATCAGCTCTTCCAGAAGATGAAGCAGACATTATAAATGAAACATTTAAAAGGAGTGAAGAAGAAAAACATTTCTATGTTGGCCTTGTAAAAGAACTTAAATTAAAATTTAAAGAACTAGAACAATGGATTCAAAAGTATGTTACATCTATTAATTAATGATATATTTTGTATACGGAACATTAAAGAAAAACCACAGACTGAACTGGATTTTAGAAGAGTCCGAGTTTATAGGTGAGTGTGAAACTTTACACAGTAACTTTGATATAAAAGATTTTTCTCAAGGTTGTTTTCCTATTGTATATAGGAGAGAACCTGGATATAAAATTAAAGGTGAAGCTTATAAATTAAAAGGTGATGTTGAACGGAGTGTTCATTTGTTAGAGATAGGAGCAGGATATAAACCTGCTGAAATAAAAATAGATAAAGAGGTAAGTGAGAAATGTATTATGTTTGTCTACCCAAAAGAACCAACAATGGCTATCTCTGATAGTTTTATATCTACCAGAGATAACACAAAAGAATGGTTAAATCCTTAAATTTCCTGTAGTTTTCTGTTTTCACAGAAGAAAGCCCAAGTCTGTAAAGACTTTCCATTATCCATTCCATGAGCTATAGCTAATTCAGTTACTATTTTAGCTTGATTCCAGAATAAATAATCATGACATTCTTCTCTTGATTCAAAAACTTGAACATTATAATCTGAGTATTTTGGTTTTTCTACATCTGTGTACCAGAGCATAGCAGTTAGAATCCAAATCATTTCTTCACCAAACTTCCACCAAAGTATAATCCTGTTATTGCAGCTACTAAATTGGTATCAAGAGGTGTAATAACTATTCCTCTATGAGCCATTGGTATCCACTGCATAACTTCTTTACCTTCAAAGAATAAGAATCCAGGTTTAAATTCTAGATAACCTACTATTACTTGTGCTTGTGGGTCTATTAATGGTAATATTTTTGGAAGGACAACAATAGCAAAGATAGCAGTTAATGCTATAATTCTTCTAGTCCATTGGAATCCTACATTCTCATACTCTCTAGCTTCTTTAAAAGCCGCAGTCTGAACTTCTGCTCTTTGTAAAAGCATTTTTTGTTCAGCTTGTTTAGCTTTAATACTTTGAGACCATATACTCATAACTCCACCGAGCACAGTTGAACCCAGCATAGTTATCATTTCAAATGGTATACCCATATTATACTCCTAGTTTAGCTCTAATCTTTTTGATTAGTTCTTTTATCTTTTCTATCATTTTATCTCCTTTTTAGGGGGGTGCTAGGGTACTAGACACCTCCGATTTGTTAATCCTCGTGCATCCTAGAGCGTTTTTTTTCGTCTAAAATGCACAAAAAATGCCTCCTGCCCCAAACACGAGGTTATTTTATTTTTATTGTTTTAGCTTTCTTTTCTTCTGGAAGATTAAGTTTCATCTTAATTAAAAGAATACCATCTTTCAATTCAGCATCCTTTACTTCAAGATGTTCTGCTAAAGTCCACTTACGAGTGAAAGACCTTTTAGCTATTCCTCTGTGAAGAAAACTATTCTCTTCATCTTTACCTTCTTTTGAAGCTGATACAGTTAATGTATCTTCTTTAACTTCAACATTGACATCACTCTTACTGAATCCAGCTAGAGCCATCTCAAGTTCGTAACCATCATTACCAATCTTACGAATATTGTAAGGCGGATAACTTGGTGCTTCAAAGTCTGACAGTGAAGATAGTTGGTCGAATAAAGAATCGAATCCAACTGTTAAGTTTTTAAATGGGTCTGCGTTGAATACGAGACCTCTTCTATTTGTAGGTAGGTTCATAATTAACTCCTTTCATTAAGCAAGTTATTGTTGTTATTGTTGTCATCTAGAGTGCTACCTATAGCCACTCCAAATATTTATTATACCACAAAAATATTTAATTGTCAATTATTTTTTAGAGCTTCTATCTAAAAGACCGCCCCTTTTAAAATTATATTTGAATTCCAAACCATCTTTTTTTGGTTTTACTTGAAATTGATTTTCACTACCAAATGTTGTTAAGTCTGTAGCTGTATCTACTATGCTATCTATAATACCTTTTTCTTTTACTTCTCCACTAAAGGTGTCTTCAGAATAATCTCCACCTAATATGTCTTGTGTTTTACTATAGTTTAAAGTATCATAACCAGCTCCATAAAATTCAGTAAACTTTGGATTGTAGGTTGAAGATGTAGGGTCTTTAATTAATCCATAACCAAACTGACTTCCACTGTATAAAGGACCAAAAGTTTGCTCTACTTGAGAGACAGTACTACCTGCAGC